TAACATACCGGCCTGTTTTGCGGCGCCTTCAAAGGTGTCGAACTTGGCCGCTATTTGGAGCATCCGACCCATTTCAATACCAGTAATCTTGGATGCTGTGGCCACGTCCTTCATGGTTTGAACCCCCTCTGAACCAAATTTAGCGAATTCGTTGGATGCAGCCGCGAGGCCCGATGTCATCTGATCCATAGGCACGCCAATATCCATGGCATGCGCTGCTAGCTCTCTTAGTATATCATCCGTTTGACCAACAGAGACACCCATTCCTTTGGTGGCGGCTTGAACGATCTTTGCCTGATCACTGAAAGCAAACCCCATTTCACCCAGGACACCCACTGTGTTGGTCAATTCTGCGCGTTGAGTGACCGTGAGCATCGTAAAATCCGTGAACGTGGTCATCAGGTCTTTGGTTAGTTTCGCGGATTCCTGGGCTGTTACACCATAAAGTCGCGTGGCCACGTATGTGGCAGTAATGCCTGCTGCCAATTCTCTGGAGGCACCAGTTGTGGCGCGGAATGCCTGTTCGACATCATAAAGCGCGAGTGTAAGGTTGACCATGTTTTCAACAAACTTGGCGGCAAAGTCCAGTGCCATAAGAGGTATCAACTTGCCCAGTGCGCCCATCATCCCGCCGGCTGCAGTCTTGAGTCCCTTCAACTTCAGGGCCATGCTTTTAATTTTACTAACATTAAAGGGCCCTGGGGCATCTTTCAACTTGGCCAAATTGGTGAATGATTGAATTATATCCTCCTGAGTTGCTTTTTCGGCTTCTTTTAGGGCTTTTAGGTCTTTTGCTTTTTTTACTTTCTTTTCAAGATTAGTTAATTCTTCTTCGTCTTGTTGTTCAATCTTTCCTTTGATCCTTTGTTCTTCTCTTAACTTCTCAAGTTTGGCTTCATGAAGCTCCACAGTACGCTCCACTTTCGTATTCTCATCGCTGGCAATATCGACGAGATGCTGCAATCGAGTTATTTGAGCCTCTTGTTGGGTCGCAATTAAATCCCGTGACGCTTTTTCTGCCTGGATGGCTTCTGCAACCTTCTTATGCGCACCAACAAGTTTATTTAAATCGTCAATTTGTTTAGTGGTGTATACCGTGATTTGCTTTTGCATTTCACGGGTTGATGCGCCGGCGGCTGCTAACTGATTAAGCGCTTCCTGTAGGGCCTTTAAATCAATCTTTGACGGTGGCATTATATATTCCCTCGTTTAAAATAAATAGTGAGCCATAAAAAAAGACAAAGCGGTTACTTTGTCTTTCTAGCGGCGCTATACCGGGCTGGTGTCGCGGGTTGATTGTGGGCGCTAAGGGTTTGTGAGTTGCCTCCGCCCTGGGAAGCCTTTTCAATGGCGGCTTTCTCGTCTTCTAACTGTCGCAGGAGTCTTTTAACAAACCAATTTCGCAGCCCCACAGGCAGATTGTATGCTTCGGAAAATGACCAGCCCCCTGAATATTTCAGAAAGAAGAACTGCTCATATATGTTCTGCATGTAATCATCTGTCAGGCCAAAAAAAGTCCGCGGTGAGCGGCACCTCCATTTCCTGTGCATGGTCACACTCACTACACTGAAAATGCTGGGTTAAATCAACATTTGGAGCAATTGCTCGGTAGGCCAATCTTAAGTGGCGGGTGTCCATAGCGGGGGCGTTTTCAATGAGATATTGGATAGATTCATGGGATGTGTCGCCATCGACCGCGCTTATAATATGCATTAATTGGCGTGTAATGGTTTTTTCACCTTTTTTGCTCTTCCGATCCATCTCAATTCCGTCGGCGAGAGCCTTCTCATCTCGCCCTGTCAAGAGGCGCAATGTTACATCTATTTGTGTTCGCGGAAGAGTTAGGTTAAAGGTGCCATCTTCGTTGGGAGTGGCCCCCAACTCTTCATAATCGTCGCCTGTGTATATATCAGCATCGTTCAAATCAAACTCATAGCGCTGGGTTTCGCCGCATGCTGGGCAATTTACACTTGTTGTGTAGTCATTGCCATATCCCGAGACTCGGGTTGCAACGATAATGGCGTTTTTATCGCCGATAAGAAGAGAGTCCGGATCAATCTTGCGATCTACAATAACGTTGCGGATGACACGGTCAAGCGCAACGCCTTTTTTAAGAAGAGTACGGGACGTAAGCAGATCCTCTTCTTTGGCGGTCATCTGCTTAATTTCAATGCTGTCTTGATTATGAAGCGGATGGCCCGGTGGATAAAACTTCCCACCTGAAGGGAGTTCAACGAACTCGGTAGGGACTACGAACGAAAATCCTCCTGCACCATGCTCTTCTTGCATAACGTGTGGGGGAGGGCTCGTGTCCGGTTGGGATGCGCCTGATGTTAGGCGATCTTTATTTCTAGACAATATACACCTCGCGTTTTATTATATTCTGTCTCAATTGGGCTCCATAGAATCGATTAAGTCTCTTTCACTCCGAAGAATTCGGTGCCTTGAGTTCCAGCGGATGCCACGGAGGGGTTCGCTGTTTCAACTCTGGCCCAATCGTATTTAACTGTCAATGTAGTTTCGGTCAGGTTGTCGTCTCCGTAGGAGAGATCTCCAAACTTGATGTCTGTTAAGAACGCGTTCCATAATGTCCATGTTTCCAGAGGAGTGCCATTAGAATCAATTTGTGTTACAATGATCGTTCCTAATGCAGACGCGGCTTTAGCCTTTGACATCGTCCCCAGTGAGTTTTGATCAGTTGGGGGACTATAGCCACCTTGCTGAATAATATCAGCAATCGTAGCCGTCACATCCGGGTTAACAGGATCCACCACTATTAAAGTAATGTCATTCCACGTAACGGAACCTGGATAATAGAAAGTATGATTTAAATACTTGTGCTCCGCAGATGCGATTGCGAACGACGGCTTTGTAACTGATTTGGCATACCAGATCAAGGCATTCCCAGCACCTAGGCCGCCCATTTCTACTGTAAATCTAAAATTTCTTTTGGGATCGTGCAGTGTTGAGTCTTGTTGAAAGTTTGTTGACCAGAATGGCATTTGTTGGGTACTCCTGTTGTTCCTAAATTAATTAGTGGGGTGGGGAAAAAACCCCCACCTATTGTTAGTCATCAAATGATGCGCCGGTAGAGGCAATCACGAAGTCAATCGCGATGAACTCAATGGCTCTTGCGGGCTTAATCATAATCTTAGCATACATGATGTTCTGATCGATTAAGTCGGGGGTAGTAGTTGAGGAATCCAAAATCAATCGATAATCGGTGATACCGAACTGAACCATTGTGTTTGCAAGGAACGGTTCGACAAGGCCCTTGAATCGACTCCATGTGGCTTGCACATTTTGTTCGAAGAGAACCTGGGTGGAGAGAATGGAAATCTGCTTCTTCAAGTAGATGACCAGCCTTCTCACGTTGATTCTATCGAGCGCAGATGCGGCGGATTGAAGGGTTTTCTGTCCAAAGACCACAATTCCAGTCGAGGGGAAGGAGGCAATTGGATTAATCTTCGAGTCATACAGTGTATCGCGGTTTTTAGAGGTCAGTCTCTCAGTGACACCGGTAATCGGAATGCCGGCGGCGCCGTCTGTAAGACCACCCCGGTTAAAGCCTGCGGGAGCAAACCAAACCTGTGACTGGGCTTCTGACGAGGCAAACACTCCCAGCATCGCCACCGTGGGAGGAACCCACAGCATGCGACCGGTACTTTCGTCTCTAGTTTGAACCCACGGATAGAAGGTACAACCATAGCTTGAATCGAGCCTTCTGTTTCGAAGAGCAGTTGCTGCATTCGCAGGCGTAGTCCCGATTCGCTGTTGCTTGTTGTTATAATACTTCTCGTGCACGGGAATGTAAACATCGGCGAGATCGATCAGTGCGAGCGCGTCTCCACGATCTTCACAAATGTTAATCATGTGAGCCGTAAGGCTATTATTGGTAAGGCCCGGCGCCGCTAGCAGATTCATATCTACATCTTCTGGATCCGATACCGTATCAATTGCCCGGCGCCATGTGTGATACACATAACTCTTATCCCCGTCACCTACATTGGCCATAATAGTATTATACATGGGGTCTGGCTTTTGAATATCAAATCCATCAAAGCCACCCCAGAAAGGTGCTGTGAATCTATTGTATTGTGCGTTTAACAGATTCTCATACGACGATGTGGTGACGGCGAGTTCCGCAGCGCGAGAGCCCGAATCATAGTAATAATTACCATTGCTACTTATGCGAACATCGTCAAGAGAGAACACATAAGACCACGCATCGAACCCAGTAATAGCGTCTTTGGTTGGCGGTGTGCCCGAAGTAGGATCATCAACGAAGCCAGAATACCATAATCTATGGGAATCGGCCACACTGTGATCTGAACGCGTACTTCCGGAAGTTCTTGTGACAGTAAATCCGAAATATGCATTAGTCGGATCCGACAAGCCGCCGTCTGAGGCAGAAACACGGAGTCTATCGACCGGATAATACAAAGAGGCTGTAAGGCCGATGGCGCCAGCAATACAAAGGCCGCCGGACATAAACTGTCCGAAGCCTTCGGCCTTGTCTCCGGTGGTCCATGCAAGTGAGGGCGCATTGGAGATGGAGCCAGAGCCGAGAATAAATTTAGAACTTGTGTTGGCGTTCGACGAGTCGACTCCTGATCCAGAAATAATTGCTGCCATGACCGGAGGACCAAAATAGCCGAAGGGAAGAAAGCGAGCATCAGTTCCGCCGGCATCGGTCGCTTCGTTCATTTCAACATAAACAAACTTGGATGCATTCTCATATGTTCCATAAGTCTTAAGACGTTTCTCGTTCACATCCCATTTGTTATATTTATCACCAATTTTTCGTGCAACATAATTAGGCGACGAAGGATCGAGCGAGCAATTATCAAATCTCTCCATTACTATGACATTATTATCAGTGTCTAAGAGACTTCTTAAAACAACTGAGAATGTCCCATACTCGGTTGCAGTCGTTGTGGAGTGGCGGACGTTGGAGATAGAAGCTTTGATATTCTTATGCAGCCATTCACCATGGCCGCGGCCCTTGAGGCGGAATAATTTTTGCATCTGGGCCGGCTTATAAGTTGCGGGATCTCCTGATAAGTCTTGGCCCAAGAACCAACCGGCGATAGCTTCACGGGAAGGCTGATCTTTCATCTTTTGTGGGCCCGTGGCC